GGGAGCAGATGCCCGACATCGGGGCGAACAACTTCCCGATCGGCTTCGGCAACATGCGCCGCGCTTATGTTCTGGTCGAGCGTGTCGGCCTGCGCATGATCCGCGACAATGTTACGGCTCCCGGATTCGTGAAATTCTACATTTCGCGGCGCGAGGGCGGTATCGTTTTGAACAACGATGCGCTGAAGTTTATCCGCACCGTCCAGTAGTCCTGGGCATATGAATGGTTGACGGGGGTCGCTTCGGCGGCCCCTTTCTCCATGTGGAGACCATCATGAAACTCGTCATCGACAAGCCCTGGCATGGGCCGCGCCGGATCTATCAGCCGGGCGAATATGCTATTCCCGGCGACTTCAGCAAGGCGATCGCCAAGTGCTGCGTCATCGAGGGCTGCGGTCAGATCGTGGAGGCTGCCGAAATGGCCAGCGAACCCTTTCGCGATCCGGAATCTCCGGCTAAGCCTGAGCGCAAGAAGCCCGCACCTTCCAACAAGGCACGGGGACCGGCTCCAGGTAATAAATCCAAGGTGGACTGATTGCGTCGTCGCGGCTCCCGGCCCGTCTCTGACACCGGCGGTCGCCGACGCCGTCCGTGGCCGCAACATCATCGTCGTCAACGATGCGCACCGCGTCATTCCGTTCGCCGATGTGCTCTATGCGTGTGACGCGGCTTGGTGGCATCATCACAAGGGCGTGATGGAGTTCCAGGGCGAGAAGTGGTCGAGCCACGGCATCACCGATCGCATCCGTCATAATGACAAGTCCGAGGTCGCGCTGAAATACGGCGTCAATCTGGTGGGCGGCAAGGACTCGCACACTGGCTTTTCGCTCGATCCAGCGGTGATCCACTACGGCAGCAATTCCGGCTATCAGGCGGTCAATCTCGCGATCCTCATGGGCGCGACGCGGATCACCCTGGTCGGCTTCGACATGCACGGCACGCACTTCTTCGGCAAGCACCCGCCCGGCCTGCGCAATGCGAACAGCTACGCGAACTTCATCGCGGCTTTCGACCGCGCGGCCAAGCGTCTGCCGCCGCATATCCAGATCTTCAACGCCACGCCGGGCAGTGCCCTGCGCTGCTTTCCGATGGTGAGCCTCGATGTCGCTCTTGAATCCATTGCGGCTTGACGTTGCCGCGCTCGACACCTCGCCCTTCCCGCTCGACATGGCGCTGATCCGGCTGCACTGCGGCATCGACGGCACCGATTTCGACACGCTGCTGGAGCTGTACGCGCGCGGCGCGATCTCCTGGGCGGAAGGCACGATGCACCGCACCGTCTATGTCCGTTCGCACACCTGGGTGCTGCGCGATTTCCCGCGAGACGCCTGCCAAGAAATTCGACTGCCACGCGGAAAGACCGTGTCGGTCGAGAGTATTGCGTATGTCACTGGAGGCCAGACCCTCACGCTCACGGGGCCGTCATCCGGCAGCCCTGGAGGGACTGGCTTCCAGGAAGACCTTGGCGCTGAAGATGGCGGGCTGCTCAAGCCCAATATTTCGCAGACATGGCCGACCGTGGACTATGATGCGGTCAGGCCGGTGACGATCAGCTTCACGGCGGGCTATACTGCGGAAGAAGTTCCGGCAGACATCACGCACGCGATGCTTTTTGCCATCTCGGATATGTACGACACGCGGGGCAGTGCCGACCTGACGATCTTCGGCAAGAACCTGACGACGCGGGAATCGCTGATCAGCCCTTACAAATTGCATCGGTGGTATTGATGTTTGCCAAGCGGTTCCAGCATCTGGGTGAGATCGAGCGCAAGCGCATCGTGATGCCCAGCGATGTCACGATGCGGCTCAACCGGCTGGAGAAGCCGGAGCCCTGGCCGCCGGAGCTGCGCGACGAGATCATGGCGGGCTTCTCCGCCGACGCCATCCAGCAATATCCGGCCTACCAGCCCTTCTATGACCGGCTCGCCGCCTTCGCGGGCGTGCAGCCGCACGAGATTGTCGTCGGTGCCGGGATCGAGGAGCATATCCGCAACCTTTTCATGCTGTGCGTGGAGCCGGGCGACAAGGTGGCCTTCCTCTGGCCGACCTGCGCCATGTTCGAAATCTATTGCCGCGTCTTCGGCGCCGAGCCGGTGCGCATCTTGGCCAATCCTGACCTGGGCTATAATCTCCAGGCGATGATCGACCAAGTCCCGGCTGACGTGAAGCTCTTCATCCTGGCCAATCCCGGCCAGCCCATCGAAACATCATTCGGATATGGAAGTCTCGCCCCCGTCGCGCGCATCATGGCCGATCGCGGTGCCGTCCTCGCTGTCGATGAGGCCTATCACGGCTTCGGCGGCCCGACGATGGTCGGAATGCATGATCGTCACGACAACCTCGTCGTGCTGCGGACCTTCTCGAAGGCCTTCGGCGCGGCCAGCCTGCGCCTGGGCTACGCGATAGCCGGGCCGACGATCATCCGCGCGCTCGACGCGGTGCGGCAGTCTGGCGAGGTGTCGGCATTCTCGATGCACGCGGCCACCGTGCTGATGGATCGCTTCGAGACGCACGTGAAGCCGAGCATCGACGGGATCATCGAGGCCCGCGACGCGCTGCGCGACCGGGTGATGACCGAGCTGGGCTTCCAGGCTTACGGCCACTTCGCCAACCACGTGCTGATCGACTTCGGCACCGTGGCGCTGAAGGAAACCGCCGAGGATGCGCTGGCCGCCTGGGGCATCTATGTGAAGGCGAACTTCCCGGCGCCGCTCGACCGGCACATGCTGGTGACGTGCGGCTCGCCGGAACTGATGGATCGCTTTTTCCGCAATCTGAGGGCAGCAGTATGACCGGCGACATCTTCCGGCCTGCGGCGAAGGGCGATGGCCTGGAGTTCGTCGGCGATTTTGAGGGCCTATACCAGCGCTGTGACGATCCCTGGGGTCAGGGCGGCACGCGCGAGGACATCGCATCCTATTACAGCTTCAGCCGCCACCGGCTCGCTATGGCCCTTACAGCGCATGTTGGGCGCAGCCAAGGGTGCCGCCTGGAGATCGGCTGCGGCCATGGTCACGCCATGAACGCGGTGGCGAAGGCCATCGGCGGCGACTGGACCGGCATCGACATCAGCCCGACGGCGATCGAGCAGGCGAAGGCGCTCTATCACGAGCACAACTTTTTCGTCGCCGACATCACCGGCGGCCTGCCGTTTCCGCCATCATCGGTCGGCAAATTCGATGTGGTGATCCTGAGCCAGATCCTTTGGTACATTTTGCCCAAGCTCGACGACGCGGTGAAGAATGCCATCCGGCTGACGAAGCTGGGCGGCCTGCTGGTGATCAGCCAAGCTTTCCTGCGCGAACAGCTCTATGGCAAGGACGTGATCGACGGCTATCTCGGCGCGCTGCGAGTGCTCGATGATCGCTTCGCCGATCGGCTGGCGCTGATCGAAAGTCACTACGACGACACCGAGCAGCATGTCCATCATGACGGTCTGCTCATCTTCCGAAAGATCGCCACATGCTGAACGAAGCGACCAAGGCGAACCTGCGCCGCAAGTCCGCCTATGTCGATCGCGTCCAGATACATGAGGGCAAGCCGCTGCCGAGCTGGATCGACTTGAGCTTGACGGAATTGTGCAATCGCTCGGCGGGCTCGGCGAAGGCCTGCACCTTCTGCCCGCGCATCGATCCGACATTCTATCCGAACCAGAAGCTGCACATGAGCATCGAGCTGGTTGACCGGATCGCCGACCAGCTCCGCGCGCTGAACTATCAGGGCGTGGTGGTGCTGTGCGGTTATGGTGAGCCGATGCTTCATCCGGAACTGGCGCGCATCGTCGCCGGGCTCTATGGGCTTCGCGTCGAGCTGGTGACGAACGGCGACAGGCTGACGACGGCCAGCATCGTCGATTTGAAGCGGGCTGGCCTCGCCTATTTCGTCGTGTCCATGTACGACGGGCCAGATCAGATCGAGCGCTTCACCGCGCGTTTCGCCGAGGCGGGCGTGACGGATTATATTCTGCGGGACCGCTGGCACACATCAGCCGATGACTTCGGTCTGAAGCTTACCAATCGCGGCGGCGTCGTCACGGTCGGCGATCAAGCCCCGGTCGATGCCAGCCAGCCCTGCCACTATACGACTTATCAGATGCAGGTGGACTGGAACGGCGACGTGCTGCTCTGCCCGCAGGACTGGCACAAGAAGCTGAAGTTCGGCAACCTCGCCGCTCAGCCGCTGTTGGAGGTTTGGAATTCACCGGCGCTGCACAAGCGGCGCATCAAGCTGATCGATGGCAGGCGCACCGACACGCCCTGTTCGGAATGCAACACGGACGGCACGCTGCACGGCTTCAACCATGTGTCATCCTGGATCGGAGGCGTGGATCAGAAATGCGCGTAGTCGCTGACAAATATTATGGCAAAGAGGCTAGTGGATATGATGCGGCGCGCGAGCATTCGAAGCGCTGGGAGATGGAGGACAGGGCCGTCTCGATGATGGTTGACGCTGGCCCCGTTCTCGACGTGCCGCTCGGCACCGGGCGCTTCATTCCGATCTATCGCAGGAAGTCGCTTACCTTCACCGGCTTGGACGTTTCGGCGGATATGAGGGCTGTGGCGCGGCAGAAATACGGCTCCATCGACGCGCATCTTGGTTCGGTGCTGGAAATCCCGTTTCCGGACAAGTCATTCGGAACGGCGGTCTGCACCCGCCTGATGGATTGGCTCTGCCCAGACGAAATGGAGAAAGCCTTCGCCGAGCTGCGCCGGGTCTCCGACGCCATTATCGTCACGCTTCGGCACGGCCATGAGGGCATCAGCATCAACTATACGCATTCGCTGTCGCGGTTCTATGCGGCGATCGACGGACTCTTTATTGCCGCACGCGAGACGACAGAGATCACCAAGCACGGACACGAAGAAATCTTCAAGCTCAGAGCGCCGGTCTGGCGGGATGTGCTGGATCAATTCAGATGGCATGGTGCGAATCCTCACGCCGAGATTGAGCGCATCGCCGGTCGTGAAGTCAATCCTGAGCAGATGAGCGTCACTTCTGAATATTGGCCAGCAGATCGGATCGGCCAGACGCTTGATGGAATTGGCGGTCTGGATAAGGGGTATGCAAATTGTCCAGAACCCAGATACATGGAAGGCGCGCCGGTCGTGCTGCGGGTCGAAAACCAATCTCTTATCCTGGACGGTCAAAGGCGGTTTCACTTATGGCGGAAGTCTCCGGGTCTGCATCCAGTCCTTGTGATAAGTCAGGGCTGATCGTCATCGTCGGCCATGGCCGGTCGCCAGAGGGGCGGGGCTGGGGTCCGCTGATCGATGCAGCGAACTGCGTGGTCCGCATGTGGGAATGGCATTGGCAAGACCCCGCTGATTACGGCACCAAATATGATTGGGGACTTGTCGAGACGCATCGCAAGGTTCTCGATAAGTTTCATCAGCATAACCGGCATCAGCCCCGCATGGGATTCATAGCTTCGAAGCTTTACTGCACGCACCGAACCATGGGAACACTGCCGCCGCGCTCGATCATCGTCGATCAAGATCAGTGGCTTGAGCAGGAAGGCAAGTCGATCAAGGGTGTCGGCCTGACGGGCGTCTGGCAGCTTACGCGCGGCGGCGTCGCGGCGTGCTGGGCAATCACTCGCGCCAAGCCCGGCAGCACCGTGGTCCTGCTCGGATTCGATAATGTTCGCGGCGGCATTGCCCTCGCACCGGACGCAGCCTTCTCTCCGGCCTATCAGTCGGACCCGGCCTTCTGGGGCATGGACGCCTACAAGGAAGGCGAGACCAAGGAAGGCAATCACGATTACCCGGCGGAGCGCCGCCTCATAGAGCTGGTCGCATCCCGGCGCGGCGGCGTGACGGTGGTCTTTGCGCAGGATTTTTGGCCATGCTCGTCTATCTCATCGGAGGCGGTCCCTCCGCTGGAAGTCTCGAAACCAGCCGTCTGATCGGCGGCCTGCGCATTGGAATCAACGACGCGGCCTTCCACAAGCCCGTCGATGCCTTCTTCAGCAACGATCATAATTATGTTCTCGGCATCAAGGAGCAGATCTATGCTTTCCATGGCGCTGTGCATCTGGCTGTTCGGCATCGGAACATTCACCGTTTTGATGGCTGGCCGGTAAAGATCTGGCGGCGCACCGACGGCGAGCCCGCCATGGATGGCGAGATGCTTTCCTCCGGCCCGCACGGCACGCCGGGCTGCTCGGGGTATGTCGGACTCAATCTAGCGGCGGCGCTGGGCGCGACGAAGATCGTCCTGTTCGGTTACGACTTCCACGACACCTATCGCTATTTCTTCAGCCCCGATCCATTCCCGCGCCTCAAGGTGCGGCAGGTGGTCGAGAGCTTCAGCGTCGTGGCGCCATGGTATCGGCGGCGCGGCATTCAGATCTTCAATGCGAACCCGGAGAGCGCGATCACCGCGTTCCCGCGCATTACGCACGACGAGGCGCTGCTCATCCATGAAGGCCGTCATTCTGACGAACCCGCGCGCGGGGAACCACGATTATCGGTGGCGCGAAAGCTTCGGCGAGGGGCTGGCCAAGCGCGGCTGGAGCGTCGAGCATAGCGAAGGCGAGAAGCCCTGCGACTTGCTGGTGCTGTGGGGCGTGCGCCGCAAGGATGTCATCGCCCGGCAGAAGGCGGCGGGCGGAGAGGTGCTGATCCTGGAGCGCTCTTATCTGGGCGACCGCTTCCTCTACACCAGCACGAGCTTCGGCGGCGGACTGAATGGGCGCGGTGAGTTTCGCGGTCCCCACGACGATCCTAGCCGCTTCCGGAGGCTGTTCGGAAACCTCATGCAGCCCTGGAGCGAGCGCGACGGCTATGCGCTGCTGATCGGGCAGGTGCCGGGCGACCAATCCATCCGGCACGCCGACATCGATGCATGGTATCGGCAGAGCGTCGCGGCATTGAAGCGGCACGGCTGGGCTGATGTCCGGTTTCGTCCGCATCCGCTGGCCGGGAGACGCGGCGGGCCGAGCATGATCATGGGCGCGAGCCATAATGACGGGCCGCTCGCCGATGCCTTCGCGGGCGCGGGCGCGGTCGTCACATTCAATTCCAACACCGGCGTCGAGGCCGTGCTCGCTGGCGTGCCGACCATCGCCATGGACGAGGGATCGATGGCCTGGGCTGTCGCCGGGCATCAGGTGACGGAAATCATCCGGCCTGACCGCGAGGCATGGGCCGCACGGCTGGCGTGGTGCCAGTGGACGCGGGACGAGATGCAGTCCGGCGAATGCCAGGAGGCGATAGGGCTATGAGCGGCGCAGGCATCCTCGATCGCAGGATCACATTGCAGCGCGCCACGGTGGTGCGCAACGACTTCAACGAGCCGCAGGATACATGGGGCACGCTGGCCACGGTCTTCGCCAATAAGGCGGATGCCAGCGCCTCTGAAAGCTACCGAGCGCAGGAGGTCGGCGCTCAGATCACGTCACGGTTCAAAATCCGGTGGAGCAGCACTGTGTCGGATGTGAACCCGCGCGATCGTCTGACCTTCGGCGGTCGGGTCTACAATATCACCGGCGTGCGCGAGACGGTGCGCAATCGGTGGATCGAGATCGACTGCGTGGCCCGCGACGACATCGCCGCAGTGGACGAGACAAGCCCATGAGCATCAAGGTCAAGGTGACGGGCCTGCGCGAGATCGAGAAGGCGCTCGCCAATCTGCCCAAGGCTACGGCGAAGAACGTGGTGCGCCGCGTGCTCAAGACGAGAGCACAGCCCATCGCCGAGGTCGCGCGCAATCTCGCGCCGGTCGATGAGGGCGATTTGCAGAAGAGCATCACGGTCGGCACGAAGCTGAGCAAGGCGCAGCGCGGCAAGCATCGCAAGCGGACACCGGGCACGGTCGAGATGTTCATCGGTGCCGGTCCAAACCCGCAGGCGCATCTGCAAGAATTCGGCACGAAGGATATGCCGCCGCAGCCCTTCATGCGACCCGCCTGGGATGGCGGAAAGGAAACGCTGCTCGCCGGGATCAAGGATGATCTCTGGACCGAGATTCAGAAGGCCGTCGGGCGACTGGCGAAGAAGGCGGCCAAGGCTGCCGCATCCGGGGGCTGATCATGGAAGAAGCAATCATTCAGCGCCTGCTGGGAACGGCGGGCGTCAGCGCAATCGTGGGCACTCGCGTCTTCCCCGGCTCCGTGCCGCAGGCGTCCTCGCTGCCCGCGATCGTCATCAACACCATCTCGGGCGGGCCGCAATATGCGGACGATGGCGAGATAGGTCTCGATGAAACGCGCATTCAGATCGACTGCTGGGCCGAGACTTATTCGGCGGCCAAGCTGCTCGGCAGACAAGTTCGTGCGAGCCTGTCTGCATTTGTGGGGACTGTCGATGGAGTCGTCTTCCCCTATATCTTGCTCGACGTGATCCGTGACATGCGGGAACCTGGAGCGAATCAGTCTGAGTATCTGTATCGAACTAACATGGACTTCATCGTCTGGTCTGAAACCTCATAAGGACTTATTCACATGGCAGCTTCTGTCGGACGCGCAATCACCCTCTTCTGGGGCGACGATTCTCCTGCGGTGGAAATCGGCGGCCTTCGCGAGAAGGGTATCGAACTCAATGGCGAGGCGATCGATGTCACCTCTGACGACGATGCAGGATGGCGCACCCTGCTCACCGTCCCCGCCGAGAACCAGATCAACATCAGCCTGAGCGGCGTCTCCAAGGACGACACGCTCAAGACCGACTGGTTCTCGGGCAACCGCACGAAGGAAGCCACCATCACGTTCGCTGACGGCGGCACCGTGGTCGGCACCTTCTATCTGGCCACCTATTCCGAGACCGGCACCTATAACGAGGCCACGGTCTTCGAGGCGGAAATCCAGAGCAGCGGCGTCGTCGTCTTCACCCCGGCTGTCTAGTCATGGGCGCTTTCGACGATATCAAGATCGGCTGGGCAGGGAAGGAATACACGATCCCTGCCCGCAAGGCTTTGGGTGCCATCGCGCAGATCGAGGAGGTCGTGACCTTCGCCGAGCTGTTGCGCTATGCCCAGGCCGGACAAATGCCGCTCGCCAAAATCTCCAAGGCTTACGCCACCGTCCTGCGATATGCGGGCGCTGACGTGAGCGAGGAGGATGTCTATCTCGGCATGTTCGCTGACGATAGCTCTCAGCAGATGGCCTTCATCGCGATGCAGGGGCTCATGGAAATGATGATCCCGCCTTCGGTGAAACGCCGCTTCGCCAATGGAACCGGCCAGCCCGCGCCGGTGCCGCTCGCTAAGGGTGAGAAAGAACCGACCTTGGGAAACTCACCCGCGAGCGCGAAGGATGCGTCGAGGCCTTCTTCAAGCTCGCGGTCGCGCAAGAATGGTGCAAGCCACGCGAATTCTGGGACTTAGCCCCGATCGAACTGCACTGGCTGGTCGATGCCCGCAAACCCGTGAAGATGATCGGTCGCATGACTGAGGACGAAGTGCGGCAGATTTACCACGAAACATATGGACCGGATTGATGGCTGGACAGGCAGAAATTGGCGCGCTTCATATCACGCTGGGCATGGACTCAGCGCTGTTCGAAAGCGCCGCGAAGAAGGTGCAAGGCTCGCTTGATGGTCTTGCTCTGAAGTTTGGCGTCGCGGCTGCGGCGGGCACGGCGGCGGGTAACCTCATCGCCAACTCGCTCAGCGCAGCGCTGCGTGGCGTCACGGGCGGTTTCACCGATGCCATGGACTCCATCGGCAAGATGGTGGACATGTCGCAGAAGTTCGGCATCCCCGTGGAAAAGCTCCAGGTGCTCCAGCACGCGGCTGATCTGTCCGGCACCTCGATCGAGGGGCTGGCCAAGGGCATGCAGAAGCTGGCCGTCAATATGACCGGCATCGCTGGCGGCGACACCAGCGGTAAGGCTGCCGAAACCCTGACCGCGCTCGGCGTCTCCGCTCTTGATGCGACCGGCAAGCTCAAGGGCATCGATCAGATGATGATCGATCTCGGCGACAAGTTTGCCGGTATGGAAGACGGCGCAGCGAAGACTGCGATGGCCGTGGCGCTTTTCGGCAAGGCGGGTGCCGACCTGATCCCGATGCTCAATCTGGGCAGCGCGGAATTGGCGCGGCTCAGCGATGAGGCAAAGAATCTCGGGCTGGTGCTCGATGAGGAAACCGCCAAGGGCTTGGAAGCGCTTGGTGATCAGTGGACGACCATCGGCAAGACGATGCACGGGTTTTACACCCAGCTCGCCGGTGAGCTTCTGCCGACGCTTAAGTTCCTGTCGGACCGCATCCAGGAATGGCTGAACAGCGAAGGCGGCGTGAAGGCCTGGGCCGAGAATGTGGCCAACGCGATCAAGACCGTGATCCAGTGGGTCTATGAGGCGAGCGCTGCGTTTGATCGGCTGGGCACCAACTTGTCGAATATGGGCGCGCAGTTCTCGAACTTCTTCTCTGGTAATTGGTCGAAAATCGCCGAGGGCAATGCAGCAAATGCCGAAGCGCTCAAGGCCATCGACACCAAGCTGACCGAAGATCTGAAAATGATCTGGGCCGAGCGTCTGGCCGCCGAGCAGGCGGTCATCGCCCAGCGAGTCGCGACGGTCGTGCCGCAGCATGTCGCTGGCACGAAGCAGATGACCGACGGCGAGCGCGAGCTGAATCGGATGATCGATGAGGGTCGCATCCTCACCGAGAAGATGATGACGCCCATGGAGCAGATGGCGCACAAGCAGGAGCGTATCAACCAGCTTTTCGCGCAGGGCACCATCACGGCAACGACCTATGGCCGGGCCATGGCGCAGGCTTCCACGATGTCGGCGAAGAACATGGACGCCCTGGCTTCCAGCGTTTCCTCAAATCTGAGCACCATCTTCGGCGACACCAAGGCCGTCGCGATTGCCACTGCCTTGATAAACACCTATCAGGGCGTCACCAAGGCGCTCGCCACCTATCCGCCACCCGTCTCGACGGCCATGGCGGCGATCCAGCTTGCAGCGGGTATGGCGCAGGTCGCCAATATCCGAAGCCAAACATCGAAGGGTGGCGGCGGTGGTGGATCTTCCGGGGGGTCATCATCTGCCGGAGCAACTGCGGCGGCCATGAACTCCGGAGGCTCTTCGGCTGGCGGCGGCTCTCAGCAGCAGTCCATGTTTGTAAATCTTGAGGGCGAGAAGTTTGGGCGCGAACAGGTGCGCGGGCTGATCGATCACATCAACGATGCCGTCCGTGACGGCGCTAAAATCCTGGTGACATCATGAGCGTCGTAATCAATAGCACATATGTCATTAGCGAGAGCCAGTCCGGCGGTGGCACGATCAATGCCAATAATCCTGTCGTCGGCTGGCACAATCTCGTGACAACCAGCAACATCACGACAACCACGGCTGCTGCGGGATTCCCCGCGACGAATATGGCGAACCCTTCCACTAACCTGCGCTGGGAGGGCGAGCTGTCTTCGCCGGAAGAGGATGAGTATATCACTGTGGTGACCGGCTCGACCGATCCGATCGACTATCTCGCGGTCGCTAAGCATAACTTCGGCAGCGCGAGCATCCCGGTCAGCGTCGAATATCTCGATCTCGATGCAAGCCCGATTGAATGGGTGGAGCTTATCGCCGATACCCTATTGCCGAATGACGGGCCTGTCCTGTTTCGCTTCCCGCCCGCCGTCATCACGCAGATCAGGCTTCGTATGCAGCCCGGCAGTGAAGCGCCGACGGCGGCAGTGGTCTATGTCGGCAGGCTCCTGGTGCTTCAGCGGCGGCTCTATGTCGGCCATTCTCCGATGCCCTATGGCCGCACGACCAAGGTCACGAACGCGCGCAGTGAATCTGGAAATTTCTTGGGCCGCATCGTGCTCAATCAGATGACGGGCACCAGCGTTGCGCTGAAGAATATTACGCCAGACTGGTATCGAACGAACATGGAGCCTTTTCTGCTCCAGGCGCAAGAAGAGCCCTTCTTTTTTGCTTGGCGGCCCAGCACCTATCCGCTTGAGGTCGGCTATGGTTGGTTGACGAATGATCCCCGTCCGACCAACACCACGCAGAACGGGATGATGAGTGTGGATCTGCAAATGAGCGGTGTGGTCTAATGCGCGCCTTGACCTATATCGAAATCGATGTGCCGACCTTCGAGCCGGAGTCTCCGGAGGCGTTGACCACATATCGCTTTTGCTATGATTGCGATTATTTGCCGACCGACATTGAGGCCATCCCGTCCTTGGCGTCGGTCGCCTATACTCCGGCCACGATCTCGCTGGGCAAGGATCTTGGTACGCGCGCCAGCCTGACATGCAGCTTTGTCGATCATAAGCATATATTCGGCGCTGAGCCTTTCGATCAGGGCACCTTCTTTGGGAAATTCCGCGCGCGCCACGGCATGACGCTGCAAGGGCGGGATATCCGGTGGATTCAGGGGCTTGAGGGCCAGACCCTGGCCGAGATGGAGACGCGGCACTTCGTCATCGAGAACACCGATGGCCCCAGCCCAAAGGGCGTTTACTCGATCACGGCGAAAGACATCCTTAAGCTGGCCGACGGCAACCGCGCTCAGGCCCCGATGCCGTCCAACGGTTTCATGGTCGGCTCCATCAATGACACCGATCTCGCTTTCATCCTGAGCCCGTCCGGGATCGGCAACGCCGAATATGATGCGTCAGGATATCTTGCCCTAGGCGGCGAGGAGATTGTCAGCTTCACACGGTCCAGCGACAACATCACCATCGTTGCGCGCGGACAGCTTGGCACCACGGCGGTTGCGCATGATGCAGGTAGCCGCGTGCAGACCGTGCTGCGCTACTTCGGCGAAGACCCTGCCGACATCATTTATGACCTTTTGGTGAATTATGCGGGCATCGACCCAGCCTATATTCCTTTGGCGTCATGGCAAAACGAGACCGCGTCATTCCTACAACAGAACTATTCCGCCAATATCGCCGATCCGACCGATGTCAACAAGCTGGTCAGCGAGTTGATCGAGCAGGCCGCTCTGGTGGTCTGGTGGGAGCCGTTGACCCAACTCATCCGATTGCAGGTGTTGCGCGCCATCTCGACAACGGCTGCGGTCTTCAGCGAAGACAATACGATGGAGGGCTCGCTCACCATCAAGGAGCAGCCGACGACGCGAATCAGCCAAGTGCTCACCTATTTTGGCCAGCGTGACCCGCTGGCGCCGATCGACGAGGAGCGCAATTTCCGGTCGTCGGCATTGACGATCGACGGGGATGCAGAGCTGGCGTACCGGACATCATCCATCCGCAAGGTTTATAGCAGGTGGATTCCGTTCGGCGCGCGCACGGTTGCACTGCGTCTGAATGATCTCCTGTTGGGCCGGTTTCGCGATCCGCCGCGACGCTTCACGCTCAATCTTTTTCGCTACGGTGACGAGAATCCAGAGCTTGGAGGCGGCTACCGGCTGACATCTTGGGCGATCCAGGATACCACCGGCCTGCCGGACAACGCGCCATTGCAGATCACGCGGCTTAATCCCCTATCTGATCGATACGAGATCGAGGCCGAGGAAATGCTGTTTGAGAGCCTTGATCCGAACGATCTGGTCAACAGGGTGATCATCATCGACGCGGCGATCAACAATGTGAATCTGCGCGAATTGCACGACAGTATCTATCCTGATCCCGATGCCGGGGCTAGTCCGGCTGAGAGCCTTACGGTTATCATTGAGGCCAATGTTGTTGTCGGCTCATCTGGAGTGGACTTGCCTGCGTTTGATGTTGGTGATTGGCCGGTAGGCTATCCCATTTCCCTACAAGTTGCCGGTCGCATCCAAGGCGCGGGCGGCAAGGGTGGTGGCATAGGGCTTGATCCGGATTCCTTTGGGACAATCGACAGTGTTGAGGACGGCGGAACCGCTCTATATACGCGCTTTCCGATCACGATTGACATGCCGGATGGCCAGATTTGGTCAGGCGGCGGCGGCGGCGGCGCGGGCGGATACGGCAGTAATCAGCATGGCGGCGGCGGCGGCGGCGGGTCAGGCACTGTGCCAGGAGTCGGTGGCCAGAGTACGTTTCCCCCATTCGACAGTGGCCCTGGCAGCGTCGGCGAGACTGGCAATTCTGAGGCTGGCGGCGCAGGCGGATCAGGTCCAGAAAATGCCGGTGACGGCGGTCAGGGCGGCGGTCCAGGCTTATCTGGTAGCAATGGCCAAAGCGGGACTGGTTTTGGATCAGGCACAGGCGGACCCGGTGGTTCTGCCGGTGCAGCCATCGATGGCGTCTCCTTCGTCACAATCACAAGCCCAGAGGGCGATATTCGCGGATCGGAGATAAACTAATGGCACTCGCCAGATATCAATTCACTGTAACCGATGAGGCGGGGAATGTCATTCCGGCTGCGTCTGTAGAAGTTCGGCGCGAGAGCAACGGTACTATCGTGCCGCTGTTCTCCGACCGGGCGGGCGTCGTGTCGATCGGCAACCCGTTCTCTGCTGATTCGGACGGGTACGCTGCATTCCATGTCGTTGGCGGCCCATATAGGATCACGGCAACGAGCGGGGCATTCTCGCGCGAATGGAGATATGTGGGCATTGGCCTGACCCAAGAGACGGATGCCGTCGCCATGGGCATGACGTTCGTCTTTAGCGCCACCACGACAGATGCCGACCCCGGCGACGGGATGATGCGTTTCAACAACGCATCGCTGCCCAGCGTCACGGCCATCTATATCGACAACCTCAGTGCTTTCGGCACCACGGTCTCGTCTTGGATCGATACATTTGACGATGAGGGAGAGAGCGGCGATCGCGGCGTGCTGACGATCATGACCAATGATGCGGCTGGCGTTATGGTGGCGCGCATCACCGGCACCATCGTTGACGGCACTGGATATCGCAAGGTCACGGTTGCGCCCATAGCCACGAGCGGCACTTTCTCGACTGGTGCAACGGTCAATGTGCAGTTCAACCGCTCGGCCACCGATGGGTCGAATGCAGGCCTGCTGTTCAATTTCGACAGCAGCACCAGCATGGCTGATCCAGGCACTGGTGATTTCCGGCTGAACAATGCCGCCCTGGCCAGTGTTACTGCCATTGCGGTGGATGACACCAGCTCGATTACCGGGAATCCGGATGTTTCGGTCGAGGTCTTGGCTTGGGATGATTCAGACTCTTCGCCGCGCGGCACGCTCACGATCAGCCGCATCGATGCGCCGGAGAATTTCGCGATCTACAATATCACAGGAGCCTCGACGGACAATTCCGGCTGGACGCAGCTCGCTGTGACGCATGTTGCCAGCTCTGGATCATTTACCAATGGTGCCGCATTCGCGCTCAAATTTAGCAGGGCTGGCAATCGCGGCACGAACGGCATCGACGGCATAACGCCTGGAATTCCGTTCACCTTTTCCACGACCACCTCTATGGCCGATCCTGGTGCCGGGATCATCAGGCTGAACAACGCCACGCTGAGCAGCGTCACTGCGGCGGCGGTGGATGACACCAGCGCCGCGAGCGGAAATCCTGACGTGAGCGCCTTGGTCCTCTCTTGGGATGACAGCACCAGCACGACGAACCGTGGCTATCTGATGATCAAGAAGACGAGCGCGGTGCAGAACTTCGCTGTCTACAGGATCACCGGCGCAAGCACCGACAACTCCGGCTGGACCCAACTCGCTCTGACCTATGTCACGCACGCGGGCAGCTTCTCTGACACTGATCCGGTGACGGTTGAGTTTTCCGCGACTGGTGATCTCGGCGCGACTGGCGCGGCGGCTGTTGGAAAGCTCACCGTCTGGGTTCCAGCAGCGGCTATGGTGGCGCGTGCGACGAGCGGAGCTGGCGTTTCCACCTACGACTCGGGCAGCAATGACGTTACCATTCCGGTCCTGGACTTCGATACGACGACGCAGGAATACGCGCATTTCTGCATAGGCATGCCGAAATCATGGGATGAGGGCACGGTGACCTTCATCCCCTACTGGACCAACACCGCTGGGTCATCGACGCAGACGGTGGCATGGACGTTGGCGGGCGTATCGATAAGCAATGACGATGCTCTGAATGCTTCGATGGGCACTGCGCAGACATCCTCGGACACATGGCTCGCGCAGAACGATTTGCATATTGGTCCGGAAAGCTCGGCCATCACCATTGCGGGGACACCGGCTGAAAATGATCTTGTAGTGTTCCAGATCAGCCGCGACGTTGCCAACGACAACATGACCGGCGACGCCAAGCTCATCGGCATCAAGCTGCTCTACACCACCAACGCTGCAACGGATGCTTAGCCATGCTGGCGACAACTCAACTGATCGGATTTGGGGCGAGGCGCTTAGGCGTCTCGTCTCTTAGTTTCTTTGACGCTGGAACATTTCTTGGTCTTCCAGGCGATATTTTGGCTGGAGATCTTATTGTTATTGTAACAGACACGTCCGGACCCCCGTCTGGATATACTCAGATAAATACTGATGGGTCAGCACAGGAAATGTCTGCAAAAATTGCGGACGGGACAGAGGGTGGGACAAATCCATCTGGATTTCTACTTGGGCTTGTCTTCCGAGGCGACGTTCCAATAAAGACTTTTGCTGCTGCAAGCCCAAATGCGCAAATAACAAGTGGCAACCCCACTGCGCAGAATGTAACCGCATCGTCCGGCACGCCGCCTCTTGTCGTCATAGGATCATATTGGTCATCTGGAGCTGTAAATCCAAGAACAATGTCACCAGCCAAAGATGGTGAGGTCGGATTTATTTCCGACCTTGGGTGGTTAGCCTACAAAATCTATAATTCATCTCCGTCAGATGTTTCTGTCGATATGGACGATGAGGGAAACAACAACTCCCTCATGAGCCTTTACATCTCTGTCTCTTGAACTGCAAGCGGGCACCGAAGCGCTCAGAACGCCTCGATGCCCTGACCGCCGCGCCGAACAGGGCCGGACGCGGACGGCTGCGTTAACGCTATAGCGAGGAAAGTGTCCTCGGAAAGGCCGGAACGATGCACGCCCATGGGAATTACACCAATGGACGCGATGGAGAAGCACGTCCTGGAGAAGCTCGACGAGATTCGAGCCGATCAGATCAGGGGATTAGAGCGCGTGGACGAGATCCGGAATCTGCTGCGGACCCCGCCCGCGCCGGTGATGCCGGTGGTTTCGACGACGACGGAGATGGGTCGGACGACTTGGCTGCCGAGCGTGAAGCCCTTCGCATGGCTCTGGGAAAAACTGGTGAAGCACTTCCCGGCGATAGCCACGATCGCCTATATGAAGGCCACCGGCCAGGACGCCAAGATCCTGCTCTATATCAACGGGCTGCTCGGTATCTGAAGACGTTCTCGCCGCACAATCTATGGACGGTGCCGCTCCTGATCGTCCTCATGTGGATGCCGGTCACGCCGCCACCGGCGAAACAGGCCCATGCCGAGGCGCCGGTGATTAAGCCCATGACCGTCTTCGACGACGCGATCATCATCGATCCGAAGAAGCTGAAGAGGCCGAAGGTGCAGACCATCGGCTCGATGCCCGTGGTGCTCGGCATCGCGGAGCTGAAATGAAAGGGGGCCGCCGAAGCGACCCCGATCCTGGTATTGCTGCTCAAGGCGCTACCACCCTGCGCGCGCTCCGACGGTCCACCCAAATTCCTTAAACTCAGTGTCGCCGCCGAACTTCGCGTTCAGAGACCAAGTTTGGTCGATTCGTCCGATGGCTGCAAAGCCGATCGCCGTCTCGTCGCCGAAGCCGCCGATGTTCCCGGCGATGGCGAACTTCTCCTTCTCGCCAAGCCATGCGTCCGGAAGTGACATGGCGATGGCAATGCCCTTCGCCTGCTCGTCCAGCCGCGCCGTGTGCTCGCTTAGCATCGCGGTGTGCGCGCTGATCGCCGCGCCGTGCGTCGAGGTGACACCGATCAGGTCGTTGATCTGGCCGGTGTGGGTTGCCAGGGTGCCGTAGATCTGGCCGCCATCGCTGGCCAAGGTGCCGTCGGCCTGATGCACGACGACGGTCTTGGTGGTCTTGTCCACCTTGCCCGGCAAGCTGCGCACGGTCACGTCTTCATTCTCGGTTCCGACCACGACCTGATTCGCACGGTCTGTCTTCGCCTTCGCGCCGATCGCCGTGGAATTGTGATGGCCGCCATCGACGACCGCGCCGGTGCCGAGCGCTGTGCCGTTGTTCGCCGGATTGGTGTGGGCCGGGACATAGTCCGCCGGGCTATCCACCGCGCCGACGATCGGTGCGCCATTGGCATCGAGCTGATCAGCCGCATAGCACTTCGACCCGACCAGCGTCGTGCCGTTGCAGGAATGCGGGACATAGGCGCCGACGCGAGCGCCATTGCCGAGCGCGGTGGCGTTGTTGCCGTAGGCCTCAGAGATCGGGATGATGACCGGCTGGGAGAACAGCGCGTTGCCCGTCACCGGGTCAACGGCCTGCACGCCCGTCACCGGGTCGATGATCGGGATCAGCCCGCCCGCCGTCATGGCGATGCCGGGGCCGACGATGCCGTCGATGGTCACGACCGGGAAATCCTGCGTGCCGTCATTGTTGAAGTCGCCCGCGCCGATCGTGGCGCAAATGCCGGACGGTCCGCCATCCGGGCCGCAGAACTGCTGCTGCGCAGAAGCGCCGGTGATCATAAGGGCAGATACGGCGGTTGCAGTCAGAAGGGTCTTCATGATATTCATCCTTTACGATTTTTGGTTCTGAAGAAATAGCCCGATCCCAAGCCACATGGCAAGGGGTCGGGCTTTTTTTTGCGTTTTAGGCTGTGGCTTCAGCGTCGCAGGCCTGTTCGAAATGACCTGCATTCGCGCAGTCCTCCTTTCCTTGCCCGATCAGGGCTTTCTGGGGCTCGATACTGGTAGCGAAACTAAGTTCGAAACTACCTGCATCGAATCTTCCGTTCGAAACTCCTCCATGTGCCGCTTGATGGTGGAGCGTGCCACCTTGAAGGTCTTCGCCGCGCGCGTCACGCTCATGTCGCCCTTCTCGACGGCCAGAATCGCCTTGGCGAGATCGCCGCTGTCCAGGCGCTTGCGTCCGAACTTTACGCCCTTGGCCCTGGCGCGCTCCAGCCCGGCCTCGCGGCGTTCCTCGATCAGCCGCCGCTCCAGTTGCGCCATCGTCCCGCAGATATGGAAGAAGGCTTCGCCTGCCGGTGTCGTGGTGTCGAACGATTCGGTGATGGAGCGGAAATGAATCCCCCGCGCCTTCAGATCTTCGACGATGGCCAGCAGGTGCGACAGCGACCGCGCCAGCCTGTCGATCTTCCAGACGATGAAGATGTCGCCGGGCCGGAGCATGTCCAGCGCCTGCGCGAGAACGGCACGGTCTTTCTTCGCCCCGCTCTCCTGCTCCTCGAAGACGCGGGTGCATCCCGCCTTCTCCAGCGCGATCCGCTGCATGCCGAGATCCTGCTGGCGCGTGCTGGTGCGCGCGTAGCCGATGATATAGGGCTCGCTCATCAGTGAATCCTCGGATGGCTGGTATGGACGACGCGGTGATATGCGCGGGCCGTGGCCTCGAAGGTGCTCATCCGCGCATAATGGCTGACCTCATCCATCCACAGCTTTCCGATGGCGGTGAGGCATTCCGGGTCGAGATGGGGGAAAACCAGTTCCCCCGCCTCCGTCTTGAGCGTGCGCATCATGGCGATGACGCCGAACAGGAACTCCTGCTCCTCGGTCGGATCGTCAATCATCGCGCCTTCTCCACCACGCTGCTCTGCTTCAGCGCCTCTTCGCGCCCGGCCTTCTTGCCGTCGTCGAAGGTGTCGGCCAGGATCATGGCCCAGAGGCCCAGGATCAGCGCGACCCAGAACAGGCCTTGTAGGAAGCCGCCGAGATCGCGCAGGAGCTGCGGCCAGCCGCATTCGTTGATCCCGTCCTGCCTTCCGCGCTCATAGCCGCGCCGCTCGGCATCGTCGGCGGCGAACCGACCCTCGATCTCGGCGATGTTGCGGCCATGCAGCTCACCTGATTCGCGCCCCTCGGTGTAACCGTCCCAATATGTGCGCTGGCGGAAAGGGTGTGGATCATCGCCGTCACCATCGCCGCCGCCGTGGACATGGGGCTGGTATTCAATTAGATTGCTGGTCATCACGCTTTCCTTCTGGCCCTGCAAGGCCGGTGAAATGGCCGTCCACCTGGGCGGCCTTTTGCTTATTCGCTGCTGCCCTGATTATCTGCGCCACTGCGATCACGCGCAGGAACGGGTTGCTGATCAGGTGCTCCACGGCGTCCAACTGCGCTTTCATTCTTCCCCCTGGATAGAAGACACATCGCGAACCCGAGGCCGATCACAACATAGAGCCAGGGGTTGAGCAGGTTGATCCACACGACGGCGGACAGCCAGACTAGGGCGATTCCCGCGCCGTAGGCAGCCGCGCCTCCTGCTACTGCACCGGCGCCGATCAGCAGGCCGACTGTGAAAACTCCTCGTTTCATTCTGCATCTCCTTTGTCATCAGATAGCCGGTCAATCGGCGGTTCGCCCTTGTCGGCGAAGAACAGGTCCATCGCCTCGTTGAGCATGTTCTGGAGCGTGACGCCGTTCTCCAGCGCGTATTGCTTCATGCGCCGGTGCGTCGTCAGCGAGATCCAGTAGTTGATGTTCTGCTTCGTCTTCGCCTGCTTCTTGGCGCTGGCGACGGCATGGTGCCGACCATCCTCGCGCCCGCTGGCCAGCCCCGCCATCACGTCCGGCGGCAGCATCTCTATTTCACCGTTTTTTTTAGCCACTGGAACAGCTCCTTATATTCTGCGGCACTATTGCTGCCGGGTGCGAACTCGTTGACGCCCTTGCCCTGGCCGATGGCGTCCGGCACTTGGATGCGCTGGACGAGGATCACCGGGCAGGTCGGATGCCCTTCCTTCTGGATCAGCTCGGCGACCATCCGCGCGCGCTGGCTCTCATTGTTGTGCGGGGCGATATTCATCAAATAGGCGTAGCCCTTCTTCCCGCGCACCAGCGCCTTCACCGTGTCCACGCTGGCCTCGATGTCCACCGCGAGCGGGCGGCACGGCACCAGCGTCATATCGGCGGCCATGAAGCCCGCGCTGGCGATTGGTGATCTGCGCCCTGGCAGGTCCAGGATGGCCCACTGGATGCCCTGAGCCCGCAGGCGCTCCAGCACGGCGTGGATGGTGGTAGCATCGGCGGTGACGACGTTGAGAGGCGGCAGAGCGCCATTGCGGCGCTTCGACCACTTGGTGACGGTCCCTTGCTCCGGGTCCATATCCACCAGCGTCACCGTCTCGTCCGCCTCCAGCGCCTGACAGGCTAGATTGATGGCGGTGGCCGTTTTGCCCACGCCGCCCTTTTGCTGGCCGAGGGCTACTATCTTCATGATGTGATCTCCTTCACCTTCGCTGCACGATCCCGCAGTTCGCGGATGCGCTCTTCGATACCCAGCGCCTGCACACGGGCCATAGCCTCGAAGCCTTCGATATTGGACTGGAGGCCCAGCAGCCACATTCTGGTGTAGGCATCGTCAGGATCGAGGCCGGGAATGATCGCCTCTATGGCCAGCACCCAGCGCTTCTGGATCGCCCTTAGCTCGGGAATGTCGAGCGCCGCCATGTCGTGCTGCTGCTGAAGTCCAGCGAGCGCATCACGCCGCGTCTGCGCCTTGACGCGATACTTGCCGTCCTCGGCCACCCAGCCCTTGCCGTCCTTGTACACGGTCATATTTCGCTCCTATTGACTTCTCGATCTGATGAATGTAAGATCAAAAGATCAAAGCGTCAAGAGATCTTTTTATCTTTTGATCATTTTAATCCGTCACCATCCAGGGCGTGACAAATGAGCAACATCAGAACCACGGCGGAGCTGGGCGTATGGATCGCGCCAAGTGCCGCATTCTCCATCGGGCCGTCGGTTGCGGCACTTTGGAACGGCTCTGCGGCACTTGATGCGGCAGTTGTGATATTCCTGATCTTCCAGACTGCCGCGACCATCGGCGTCGTACTCGCGAGTCATCGCGCCGGGCATGCCGAAAGCTGGGCGAAAACCCTTGCCTGCCTTGGACTCGCGAGTATGATCGGGCTGGTGCAGTTCGGTGCGGCACTTGATGTCGCGAGTCACCGGCAGGATGCCTCTGCGGCACTTGCCAGCGGCACTTCAGATAAGCGTGCGGCAGTTGCTGCGGCACTTGGTGCGGCACTCGACTCCCGCAACGCACTGCCGCAGGATAAGCGCGCCCCCGTCACTGAGGAGATGGTGACTGCCGCGCGCGAGGCGAAGCAGGCCGAATGCGACAAGCGCGGGCCGCTCTGCCGGGCGAAGGAGGATGCGCTGATCGACATCACCGCCCGCCGCGCCATCACCGCCGAGATCGACAAGCAGACCGATTTGCGCGACAAGCTCGGCGGCGGCAATGACTGGATCGACGGCAAGGCCTATCGCTTCGGCAAGATCCTGCATCGCCTCGGTGCCGACATCGGCGAGGACGACAAGACGCGCACGGCCTGGGTCATGGACTGGTGGCCGACCTTCATCGCCTTCATCGTGGAGCTGATGCCGGTGCTCGGTCCATATGCGACTGCTGGCCGGAAATCCGACCGACCGGCCCGGTCATGGCGCTGGCCGACCATCCGCTTGCCGCGTCGCCGAGTTCAAGATGCAAATTTGCATCTTGAAGAGGTTGCGGCACCCGCTGCGGCAGTTGAGATTGCGGCAGTTCAGCCAAGTGCCGCAACTGCCGCAAAGCCCCGCAAATCCAAGGTGAGCAAGGCTGCGGCACTTCCTGACGCCGGGAGTGTCGTGCAATGGCACCAGTCCCGCACCGTGGCGCGCGCGGGCAGCAAGCTGAAGCCGAAGGACACTTGGGAAACGGCATATCTGCCCTGGTGCGCGGAGAACAGCATCACGCCGGTCAGCTTCACCGTGTTCGGCACGACCATGAAAAAAGCCACCGTCGAGGGTGGCTGCGGGGTCGTATATGATCCTGACGGGTTCGGAACGAAGCGCGGCGCCTATCTCGGGATTGCCCTGGCCGGTGGTCTGGCGCTGGTGAAGGCGGGATGATAACGGATTGTGATGGATACTTGGATCAACATCACGAATGCTTATGATGAGCTCGGTTCGTTACGGATTTTTACGGTTTTTTGACGAACTTTACGGTTCTTTGCTATTATTTCCGCTTGCCCAGAGGGCGATCATGCACTAGATGTGAAAAACCCGCCGCTCGACTTTCCAGGGCTGAGCAGCGGGTTTCATTAGAACCACAGGGATCATATGGCACACCTAGGCCAAGATTTCAAGCTCTGATCTTACGTCCCCGCAGGCCGCACGTCTGAGCGGGGGTTTATTATGACTGACTGCCGATTGCCCCTCTTGCCTCCAAGCACCAAAGGGCGATCACCATCTCGAAGCCCGTCTACCGGGCCTGCTGCCACCGCCCCTCTTAGAACGAGGCCGACGTGGACAACAGCAGCGAACAAGCCACCAAGTGCGCGGGCTCTGGTACTCCCAACCCGCAATGAGCTTGCAGCGTCGCCAGCATCGGCCTGCATGACATCCGTCAGACGTGACTGCGAATAAGGGGTGACCGCTGACCTACCCCGCCTGATCAAACCGACCTCGGTCGATGATCTCAGGTTCGCTCGATGCTGGGCTGTTAAGGCGCCGACTCGTCTCGAAGGTCAGGACCGCAGCTTGCCCGCGCTAGGGTGAGCTGTGTCCACAACCGATCTGAACTCAAGGTCAGGACCATAACAAGAAAGAAGTTATAGATCTCAATCGGGAAAATCAAGTTCGAATCTTAAGATCGAAATTCATTAATTCCTTCAGCAGCATTAGCCCAAGCGAAGCGCGGGAGACGCACGAATCAGCACCCGACTCACCTGGAAAGGAATGAGCAATGGCCAAAAAACGCAAAACTGCCTCGAAAAGTTCCAGAAACTCAAAATTGCGCGCGAAAACTCGGAATTCTCGCGACCGCGTGCTGATCGGCGACGGCCCGCCGTGCTCGCGCTGCCTGATGACGACATCGGCCTGGAAGCATTCGGCTGAGTGGGTGCCGACACCGGGCAAGGGCCATTACGCTTTCTGGTATCAGTGCCAGAACGACGCCTGCATCACGCATCAGATCATGCCGCCCGAGGCATTCGAGCCCGCCAAGCGCCAGAAACCATGATGGCCCCATCTCTGGAGCCATTTTCCCTATTGCATCGACTTGCGAAATGGTATACGCTAGAGCATTCGGCCTGCTTGGCCGGTGCAGCTCTTTGACAATCTGAACTTCGTATCTACTGCGTAGAAACCTCTGCGCGGTCTTTTCGTGTGCCCCGTCTGGACAACTGGAACACGAGGATCGCCATAGCCCTCGAAAGGGGATCATCACCATGAGAGTGTTTGAGCACACATCTCCAAATCAACTGAGCTTGAATCTATGCCCGATGCCTTCGGAAAGCAAGAGGCAAAAAATCCCCGCAAATCAACGCTTCAAGAAAATGCTGCGGAAAAAGCGGGGATCGGACTGCATCGAATTCACCGGCGCGATCTGTCCGAATGGCGGATATGGCCGGTTCCGCGAGAATGCGGCGAAGCGCGAGGACGACACCATCTGGCTCGCCCATCGCTACGCCTATCACCTGATCCACGGCGAGGTGCCGCCGCTTCTTCGGCACCGCTGCCATAACCCGCTGTGCTGCAACGTCGCGCATCTGATCCCCGGCACGCACATCGACAACATGGCGGACATGGTCGCCGCCGGTCGGAGCGGGAAGCCGAAGCTGAAGAAAGAGCAGGTCGAGCTGATCGCCATGCTCCACATCAAGAAAGGCCAGAAAATTGCCGATCTCGCAAAACGCTACGAGGTCGGACATCGCACCATCGCCAATATCGTCACCGGCAAATCCTGGAGCAAAGTCACGGGTATCCAGCGCCAGCCAATGAAGCCACATGAGCGAAAGAGGAAAGCCGCATGAGCGTGCGCCAATACTCCCGTGATGAAGTGAAAGAGTTCGAGGCCGCGAATCACTCGCGGCTTCAGCCTTCCCGCAGCATGCCGCAGACGCCGATGATGCGCACCGTGCCCGTGCCCATGGTGATGATCATGCCGGGCTTGCCCATGATGCCGAAGGTGCCGACCATCGAGGCCAATCTCGCCATGCGCCAAGCGCTTACCGATGAGGAAAAGCGCCAGCGCGAGATCGAGATGAAGGTGAAGGCCGAATCAACGCGCCTGCGCAAGGCCGATGAAAGGCGGAAAGTCTCCGCTGTGCGGCTCGGCAAGGCGAAGGCCGACAAAAAGCGCGTCTCGACCATGACCATCGTGGACGGGAAGGAGAAGATCACCGTGAAGAAGATCGCCACGACCTGCGACAAGATGGTGGAAAACGGCACATTGCCGAAAACCCTCAAGCAGGCGCTGGATATGTTCTGCATCCTGGTCGGTGATGGCCATGGCGCCGCGACCGAGGCCGGACACGACAGCTCGAATCGCATGACATGCGGATATGAGCCTATGAGCACCGGTGGCGGCTTCGGATCAAAGACGCCCAGCGACAGGCAGATGAATGGCCTGCGCGCATGGAAGACGATGAAGAAGCGCGTTCCCGCCGAGCTGATGATGACCTTCATGCAGGTGGTGGGCGAGGAAACCGGAAATCTCACCGTTCCCAGGCGAACATTGGCACAGATCGGCGAAGATCGAGGCTTCCGCTATAAGCAGTCATCGAGCGCTGGTGCGATGGAGGTGATTGCCGTCTTGAGCCTGATTGCCCACTATATCAGGGACCAATCTGCGACAAGTTGACGCAAGACACAAAAAAAGCAAGGTGGAAAGCGATTTCCCCTTGTTTCGGTATCCAGAAAGTGCTTATAATCGCCACAAGGCTTACTGCGCCCAGAGCAATCTAGGGCGCTTTTTCGTGCCCTGTACAAACCAAGATATAGGCCCTCAACGGGATAACGTCAAGCACCCATGTCCACGTCCTCTCACACACAGGAGCGGCAGACCGCTCACCAGCGAGGATATGACAGGCGCTGGGCTAAAGCGAGACTGGCACATCTGGTTGCCAATCCCCTATGCGGTATGTGCAAAGCCGAAGGTAAGCTCAGGGCTGCAACGGTGGTGGATCATCGAATTCCCCACCGTGGTGATCAACAGCTATTCTGGGATAGCAGCAATTGGCAATCCCTATGCGCTCCCCACCATAACAGCACCAAGCAGAAGGAAGAGAACAGAGGCCATACCATAGGCAATGATGCAAATGGAAGACCACTGGACCCCAACCACCCC